CTACATCATAAAGTTAATTGGAATTATTGTGTACCTAAAATTTTAAATGAAAAATATAAAAAAAGATAGAGGTAAAAATGAATAATGATTGCGAAATGATACAAAAGAATTTATGCTTAGGATGTGTAGGCTTAGCAGAAAAGGATTGGGTGGGAAAATATAATTGTCCAATCTATAAACAATTAGTAATGGAGGAAAAGTATGCTAAAAGATATATGGGAAGATAAAAAACTAAGAAAAGCATTTATAGAATTAGTAATAGCAATAGTAGTATTTATTATATGTCTTATCAATACTATAAATGTACATAAGTTAATAGAAGAAAATAAACAACAAAAAGAAACAATAAATGAATTAAGATTTGAATTAGAATATAATAATTTTGCATTAGAAGATAGTTTAAAACAATAAAAATATGTAGTGGTGGAATAGGTAGACACTAATACGCAGAGGCAGGGACTTTGGTCAAGTTGTGTAAGATAAATATAAATTGACCTGTATTTATCATATAAGGTGCAAATCCTTATCTACATACAAAATATATAAGATATTAAAACAATCAATTTCGGGTTTTAACGTAGGTAATACTACGGTTTGTAAAAGGCAACCGAGTAAGTAGATATACTACTTTGAAAAACTTAGTCCATAGGTAGAGTTGAGCTACCATATATCTTATATATTATATTTAATATAAAGGAGAAAAACATATGAAAAGAAAAGGAAGTATTATTGCAGATGAAATAGTTAGAGAAGAAAGAAAAAAGAAAGCATATTTAGAAAAGCTAGAAAGAACAAAAGCATCTACAGAAAGAAGAATACAAAAAGAGCAACAAGTTAATGAAGGAAAGTAATATGAAAGAAGTAACTATATTAAATAAAATAAATAAACTATTAGATAACATAGATTATAAATCAGCATATATAGAAATACAAACTAATAATGATAAATATATAATAGAAAAAGAAAAGCCTTCAAGAGTAATAGGGTTTACTAAATAGAAAGGTAAGATATATGTTTAAAAGAAAAAAGAAATTATTAAATATAAAAATAAATGAAGATTTATCTACTATAATAGAAATAAGTGATAGACAATTAGCTAAGTATATATTAGGTTATGAATTAAAACAAGTAGCAATGCAAAAACCAACACTAATACTATATGTTAAATATCTATTAAACTTAAAAGAATATGAAGGTAATGTAAACATTATACAAGTATTACAAAGAAGGTAGGTGTATATAGTGGGTAAGTATATAAAGAAAACAGACAATCCTAAAATGGGTAGACCATTTAAAGAAATAGACCAAAGACAATTTGAAAACTTATGCAAATTACAATGTACATTAAATGAAATTTGTGATTGGTTTGAAGTAGAAGATGATACATTAAACTATTGGTGTGAAAGAACTTATGATGGAAAAACATTCTCGGAGGTTTTCAAGCAAAAAAAAGGACAAGGTAAAATATCTTTAAGAAGAACACAATGGCAATTAGCAGAAAAAAGTGTACCTATGGCAATATGGTTAGGTAAGCAATACTTAGACCAAAGAGAACCAGAAATGGAAATAGAACATAATGTAGGAAAAGTAGATAGCTCTTTTATAGAGGCATTAAACAATAGTGCAAAGGAAGTATGGAAAGATGAAAAGGAAAGTTAGAGATTTTGTTTGGCAACCCTTTAGCACAAAACAATTAAAAGTAATGACTTGGTGGTGTGATAATAGTCCTTACAAAGATTATGATGGAATAATATGTGATGGAGCAGTAAGAAGTGGTAAGACAATTTCTATGGCTCCTTCTTTTATAAATTGGGCAATGGAAAGATTTAATGGAGAAGATTTTGCATTATGTGGTAAGACAATAGGTTCATTAAGAAGAAACGTAATAAACAATTTAAACAAGCAATGCTTAAGTTTAGGAATGGACTTTGATTATAAAAGAGGAGAGAACTTAATAATAATAACAAAAGGTGATGTGCAAAACTATTTCTATACATTCGGTGGAAAAGATGAAAGTTCTCAAGACTTAATACAAGGTATGACACTAGCAGGAGTATTATTTGATGAAGTAGCACTTATGCCACAATCATTTATTACACAAGCAGAAGCAAGATGCTCAGTACAAGGAGCAAAGTTATGGTATAACTGCAACCCAAAAGCACCAAATCATTATTTCTATTTAGAATATATTAAAGATGAAATGTACAAAGAGAAACGTATGCTATATTTACATTTTACTATGGATGATAATCTTACATTATCTGAAGAAGTAAAAGAAAGATATAGAAGAATGTTTACAGGAGTATTTTATCAAAGAAACATATTAGGACTATGGGTAACTGCAGAGGGTAAAATATATACAGCATTTACAAAAGATAATATAATTGATTATGAGAAATGGAGAGCAGTAGATAGTAATAATAATTATATAAATCCACTAAGAAGAAATATAATGTATTGTACAATAGGAGTAGACTTTGGTGGTAATAAATCAGCACACGCATTTCAATTAACAGCATTTACAAGAAATATGAAAGAAATAATAACAGTAAAAGAAAAACGAATACCAGAAGAACTAGACCCAGAACAACTGAATAGAGCATTTGTAGAATGGGTAAAAGAATGTCTAATAGAATACCCAAACATAATTGAAATAAGATGTGATAGTGCAGAACAAGTATTGATAAGAGGATTTAGAACAGCATTAACAAAAGAACATATAGCAATACCAATTAAAGATGCAATAAAAGGAGAAATAATAGATAGAATTAGATTTTACCAAAGTATGTTTAGTTTAAGAAGGTATTATATATTAAGTATATGTCCAGTAACAATAGATGCATTTGAAAACGCAATATGGGATGAAGATGAATTAGATGATGTAAGATTAGATGATGGTACAACTAATATAGATACACTAGATGCACAAGAATATTCTACTGAGAAGTTTATGCCAACATTACTAAAGTTGAATTTAAGGAAATAATATGGTATGATAAAGAAAACTAAATAGGAGGGAATATAGAATGAAGTTAGACCAATTTTTCAAAAGCAAAGGGTATGGTATTGAAGATAAGCTAACAATGGAACCTTATATCGATGAATTTAAAGAATGGTATAAAGGTAATATTCCATCATTCCAAAATTATACTATTTACAATGGAGATACACAAATACATTGTAAAAGAAGAACACTAAATATGGCAAAGAAAGTATGCGAAGATTTTGCTAACTTACTATTAAATGAAAAAGTAACATACAATATAGGTAACGAAGAAACAGAAGATAAAGTGTACCCTATATGAAAAGAAAACAATTTTGACACTTTAGCAAATGAAGGTGTAGAAAAAGCATTTGCATTAGGAACAGGAGCATTCGTATTATCATTAGGAGAATTAGAATACAATCCAGAAACAGAACAAATAAATACAGAAATGGCAAAAGTGAAGATAGATTTTGCAACTGCTGATAAGATATACCCATTATCTTATACAAGAAACAAAATAACAGAATGTGCGTTTGCATCAAGAAGAGTAATAAACAATAAACCAATGTTATATGTATCTATACATAGAAAAGCAACTGACCAAGATGAAATAACAACAGGTAATTATATGGTAGAAAACTATCTATTTAAAATAAACAGAGGTGGAAACCTAGTAGATGTAACAGATAGTTTAACAGATATAATAAGAGTAATAGATACAGGAGATATAGTACCTTGGTTCTCAATACTAAAACCAAATATAACAAATAATATAGATATGGACAATCCAATGGGAGTATCAGTATTTGGTAACTCTATTGATGTATTAAAAGGACTAGATATAGCATATGATAGTTTAATAAATGAATTTATATTAGGAAGAAAAAGAATATTTGTAGAAGATGACTTATTACAACCAGATGCAACAACAGGTCAATTCAAAAAGATATTTGATACAAATGATGTAGTATTCCATTCACTACCAGGAAGTAATACAGGAGATAATGCAGGAAAGAAAATCACAGAAAGTGATATGGAACTAAGAATAGAAGAACACGAAAAAGGAATACAACAAAACTTAAACATATTATCAAGTAAAGTAGGATTTGGACAAAAATACTATGATTTTAATCAAGGTAGTGTACAAACAGCTACACAAATAGTATCAGAAAATAGTGATTTATTTAGAAATATTAAAAAGCACGAGATACTAATAGAAGAATGTTTAAGAGATTTATTCAAAGGAATATTCTCTATGATGAGCAATTTCTTATCAATAAACATTCCAATAGATACAGAAGTAAGTATAAATTTTGATGATAGTATAATAGAAGATACAGCAGAAACAAAAAGACAAGCACAATTAGAATATAACTTAGGACTGATAGACAAAGTAATGTATTTTATGATGACTAGAAAATTAGATGAAGAACAAGCTAAACAATTAGTAGAAGAAATAGAAGGAAGAATGCCTACTGAGCCAGAACCTACACAAGAAGGAAATGAGGAATAATAAATGATAAGTGATTACAAATATGAAAAACTTGTAAAACCTATTATTGATATTTATAATGAGATAGAACAAGAACTCATTATGAATATTGTAAAACAATTAAAAACAACTCCAGATGATGTGAATAAATGGTATTTCAAAAAGTTAAGAGAAATAGGTGGGCTAAACAAAGAAAATCTAAGAACTATTTCAAAACAAAGTAAGAAATCACAAAAATATATTAAAGAGGCAATAACAACTGCAGGTATAGACGGTATTGATTATAATATATATAAAAAGGCTTACACTAAAAATCAAATAAAGAAAAATCCAAACATATTATTTAATAATGAAAAAATAAATAATACCATAAACAAAGCTATAGAAGAAACAACTAATATAACAAAACTAATCAATTCTAAAGCAATAAGTAATAGTCAAGAACAATATAAAAAGATATTAAATCAAGCATATTTAGAAACATCAAGTGGTATATATGATTACAAACAAAGTATAAGTAGAGCATTGTACAAAATGGGCGAAGAAGGAATAACAGCAGTACAATATAAAAGAAAAGATGGAAGTATTATAAACTATTCAATAGAAGGGGTAGTAAGAAGAGATATACTAACAAAAACAAGACAAACTGCATTAGCTACACAGATGGATGCTATAAAACTAATGAAGATAAATCTAGTGTCAGTACCTGCACATTTAGAAGCGAGGGTTGATTTAACAAACAAGATAAACAACCATCAAGGATGGCAAGGTAAAATATATATGTTAGAAGGAACTTCAAGAAAGTATCATAATTTTTATAAAAGTACAGGTTATGGAGAATTACTTGGTTTAGGTGGAGTAAATTGTAGACATTGGTTTGAACCATATATAGATGGAATATCACTACCACCAGAAAAAGTAAGAAATAAAAAGAATGAATTTGTATACCAATTAACACAAAGACAAAGACAATTTGAAAGAGATGTAAGAAAAGCAAAAAGAAATTTAGAAATAGCAAAAGAATTACAAGATGAAGAAGGTATTATTAAGTATAAAAAAGAAGTACAAATTAAAACTAAAAGGCTAAGGGACTATGTAAATAGCCACGAAGAATTGAAAAGAGATTATTTACGAGAAAAAATTGCAAAATAGCTTGACATAGTTTAATTTATATGGTACTATGGTAATAGGTAAGATGGCAAGGGAGAAATCCCGTATTTGTCATCTTATTTTAATTGTTATCATTTTATATTAGAGTAGTTGGCTATACCAACTCAATCCAAAAGTGGAACCAACCACTATAAAAGGTATAGGAGGGAAAGAGTAAAATGGAAGTAAAAGATATTTACGAATTATTACAAGATGCTGGAGTAGAAATGTCAGAAGAAAGCAAGGCAGAATTTAACAAAGAGTTTAGAAAGAACTACAAAAATGTTACTGAATTTAATAACAAAATAAATCAGATAACAGGTGAAAGAGATGACTATAAAACAAAATATGATGATTTAATAGCATCTAACACTAACAACGATACACAAATAACAGAACTAACTAATCAATTAAATGACTATAAGTCAAAATATGAAACAGTTAGTAAAGACTATGAATTTGAAAAAAATCAAGGTTTAGTCTTAGAAAAAGGTATCGATAAAAAATATGCTAAGTTTGTAGTAAGTGAAGTATCTAGTAAAGTTGATGATAGTACAGATTTTAGTACAGCTTTACAAAATTACATAACAGAAAACCCACAATATAAAACTACAGAACCAAGTGCAAACAATGGAACAAAAGTTGTTAAAGTAAATAGTTCTTTAGGTTTAGGTGGAGAAGGAGCAGGAGCACAAGATGTAAATTCTATAATGAATAATTTTATCTTGAAAGCTACTGGAAGAAAATAAAAATTAGGAGGAATTTAAAATGGCAAACACACCAACAGATACAAATGCAATTTTAAGAAATGATGCAGAGGCACTTATACCAGAAGAAGTGTCAAAAACTATAATTGAAGGAGCAGTAGCACAATCAGCTACATTATCTTTATTTAGAAGATTACCAAATATGGCAAGCAATGTACAATCAATGCCAGTATTAGATATGTTACCAATGGCTTATTTCCTAAATGGAGATACAGACCAAAAGAAAACTACTAAAGTAGCTTGGGACAAAAAGAAAATATATGCAGAAGAAATCGCAGTTATCGTTCCAATTCCAGAGGCAGTATTAAATGATGCACAATCAAATGGTTATGATATATTTGGAGAAATCACTCCAAGAGTAACAGAGGCATTTGGTAGAGTAATCGATGATGCAGTTCTATTTGGAGTAAACAAACCAGAAACTTGGAGAGATGGAATTGTTGAAACTGCTAA